GAGATTAGATTAGGCATAGCTCTTCTTACTAGTGAAATAAGGATTGGATCCCAATTACTAATACCAGAACCGGTTGCGTTTGTAGGCGCTGCTTCACTAATGAAAGCTGCGTCTTCTTTTTGTGCTCTTTCTTGGTTTTCCAAGATAACACTTGTAACGGCACGTCTATATGAATCCGTAATCTTTGGTAGATCACCGTGTTCTAAGACTGGCTGCCATTTTTTTTCGTAAGTTTCAGATAAGTACATATCTTATTCTCTCCTCTATCTTATTATTTTGACAACTTAATGTCTTTAGTTTTACTAATAGCGGCGGTATAAGCAGCCATAGCATCGGTCAGATCCACATTTTGTGTATCTTCGCCTGCCGCTACATCATCAAGCTCGCTAGATGTTTCAGATTTTTGTCCAAAATAGCTTTCTGCGATAGTAGCTACTTTTTTCTTAAATTCATCCGCATTTGAAAACTCAACTTCTTCAGCAAGTTTGTTGAATTTTTCTTTATCAGTTTCAGCTAGTTCTTTTGACGCTTCATCAATGATGTCTTGTCTTGTTAACTCACCGTTGTGTTTAGATAATTCTACATTCTTGTTGATTTCTTCGTTAAGTTTACTTTCTAACGTTTCAATCTTAGTGGCTTGATCTTCTAGTACATCATACTTCTCATCCGGAACATCAATGTAATGATCTTCGAATAATTTTTTGAGACCAGATATAAAGTCTTCTGCGATCTCGCCCTTAATTCCACGCTCTATAGCAATTTGGTTTTCTTTCATCCACTCTTCTACCACGTATGATAGATATGAGTCAACTTTTTCAACCATCTCTGCTTTAGCAGCTTCTGTTTCTTCTTTTAACTTCTCTTCATAACCTGCCATCATTTTCTTTTTAGCTTCTTTAACTTTTGTGTTAACAGCAGCTTCGAAAATTGTTGCAGCTTTTGATTTAAAGTCTTCCGATAAATCTTCGTCTTTTACTAATGCGTCAACGTCAGCAGAAACATCTATTTTTTCTTCTTCGATTGCTTCTTCTTTAACTTCTTCATCAGTAGTTTCAGCGATTTTCTCGGCACCTTCTTCAGCTTCGTCTTGCTCTTCTTTTAACTTAGGCATAGGGTCACCTGCACCTGCATTTTTCTGTTGAGCGTCGCCTGAAACTGGCTTAGTTTTGCTTGTTGCGTCAGGATTGTTGTCCGTAGGTTTAGTAACTGCTGGACCTAAATCTTCCGCATCATTTTTAAGGTGCGTAGGTTCAGCCGCCACAGCGTTCTTCTTCGGAGCATCAGCCTGTGGATTAGCTGCATTAGCTTCCACTACTGCTTCGTTTTCCAGCGCCTCAATTTGCTTTTCTGTTTCGGCCATTTGAGAAATCTCCTCTTGTTTATAATCGATTATAAATTTCTTTTTCTTATTAGATATTTATAAAATTAAAGTTTTTTAAGTAACGATTCAAAGACTTTTAGTTTCGCATTTTCTAAACTTCTTTGTTTCGCTTCACGCACTTGTCGTTTCCAGGCGTCTATATCCTTTTCAACAAGTACACCGTTGTCCCACACCCACTCTTTATTTTCCATGATACCTTGAACAAAGGCGTCTGGAGCCGACGGATCTGCGACTATATCAGCTGCTGTCGCAAGGTAAAAGTCATCTTTTACATAATTTGCGCCATTTCGCTGAATTAAAGAACCCATACCTCTACTTGAAACACCAAGTTGAGCACCTTCGTTGATAAGACCTTTTACAATCTTACCGTATGGAGTATCCATAATTTTTGCCTCACCAATAAAATTTGATCCGTCCGGTGAAAGTTTAGTAATCATGTGTGATACACGTTCTAAATTCACAGTTGGTCCATCAGGATGTCCTAACTCACCAAACGCTCTTTTTTTATTGATAAATTCTCTATTATATCTCATCACTTCGTTTTCCAAAATCTCTTTTGGATACACTCGTCCATTTCGGTTCTTAACGTTTGATTGTAAGAACACGCCTTTAATTTTATAACTTTTCTTGCCGTTAGTTTCTTCTACAAGATACTCGGCATTTGAAACTTCTTCGGATATTAATTTCATCTCTCTATTCCTTGTATTACTATTTATAAGGTTTTTTATCTAAACTCTATAATAATCGTGTAATTATCGCCATCTGCAAAGTTCTTAGTTGACAATAAAACATCACCTGTTGGTGTAGTTGAGTTATTAGGTATTTCATTACCACTTGGTCTTAAATCCCAATAACCATTACCACTTAATAATAATGCTGTTGCGTTAGTTTCTCCGTCCCAATGTACTTCAACGGCAGATTTGTTATTATTAGTATTAACTGAATAATATACTTTACTAATCTTTCTATTACCATCTTCGGTCATAAAAGTAAGAGCTGAAGCGTCTACTTTTTTAACTAATGATTCGCCTGTACCGTCTGATAAGTTTGTTAATTTGCAAACGTATTTTACACCAGATGTATCGGCTATAGTCTGTACTGAAACTGTATCTGCCATTGTCTATCCTTAACTTCTCGGTGATCCAACAGCACTAGCTTTTGAAGTAGCGCATGTTATTTTGTCACCAGGATTTTTTTCAATGATAACGGTATTGCCGTTCTCCATATAAAATTGTCCAAGTGTATTGTCATCTGCATCCAAAACTGTACCTGTAACATCAGCAGTTGCTGTCATTCTTACGAAATTAGCTCTACCGATATTATTAGCACTTGGATTATCAATAACACTACCCTTAACTATAAATGTTTGTGCCATTTTATTCTCCTAATTGTTCCTTTAATTCGTTGTCAAAGTAATCAATAATATCTTGTTTGTTTACTTTATATTGTGTAGCAGTTTTATCAACTGCTTCGTCAAAAGTCTTTATTACATCTCCGTCAGGTGATGATAATTTTAAGACAGTTTCAACTGCCTCTTTCATCACAGGTGATAGTGAAGTAAAAGAGTTAGAATCTATTGTTTTCTTTTCTTCAAAAAGATCACTTACTCTCTGCGTCGCCATCTGTCGGTACCTGTGCTAAATTTATTTGTGCTTCACCGTCTTTTTCAGTTGATACAGAACCATCAGGATTAAAAGTTCCTGGATCAGCAATCTCTGGTTTTGGATCACTAAATGATTGTGCCTCAGGTGTTGCATTTGCTTTATTAAATAAAGAACTCGCTAATTCTTTTCTTTTTGTATCTAAAGCGTCTCCGATTTTAGCTCTTAATGCGTCTTTAAAAGCTTCGCCAGCGTCAACATTGTTTCCGTCGGCTACTTGATCTATAAAGTTTTTTACTTGTTCACTCATTTTAATATTCCTTATTCTTTATCTTCCATTTGCATGTCTTGTTGTGGAACAGATATGACACCATCATCAATTTCTTTTTTGATTTGTTTATTCATATCTTCTATTTCTCTTTCGTTTTGTTTTAGAACATTCTTTCTAATATATTCGACTGAAAAATATTTTCCGACATAATCTCTCATTGTATCAGCAAGTCTTAATCTTTCCATTAACAACTCAGTATCTTTTAACTCTGCAAAATGACCGTCTTGTATGAAGTCATATTGTATTGTTTCTTTAATACTTTGCCAATCTTGCTCATTAATGATTTGTTTTAGTACTAACTGAGTTCTTAAAATATCATTAAATAACTCAGTAAATTTCTTTCTAAGTCTTTGTACAAACTTAGTAAATTTAAGTTCATCTCTTGTAATTTCAGTAGAACGACCTAGGCTAAAACCTTGTGATCCTTCTAATCTACTTACAGGAACGTTTAGTGATCTGTATAACTTAGCTCTAAAGTATTCTATATCTGCCGTTTCACCTAAGTTTTGACCACCAGGTAATGTAGAAATATCTGTACCTCTACCACCTTCTCTACTTGGTAACCAAAAGTCTTCTAACATTGACATATAGTTTCTGTCATCTCTGATTTCACCAGTAGAAGCGTCATAGACAAGTTTGTTTCTATATCTTGCCATAACATCTCGTAAGTATTGTTCAGCTTTTGCTTTTGGCAAATTACCAACATCAATCTTAAATATTCTTCTCTCAGGTGCTCTAGCAATTCTGTATATAACTGCCGAGTCTTCGATCATTCTCAATTGATTTGTAGGTTTAATTGCTTTATGTAAATACGATAAAACAATATTTTTATTCTGGTCTATTAAACCAGAAGGACAAAATGAAATTGTGTCCGGTGCAATTTTAATTCCTGTTCCAGATGTAGTACCTGAAACTCCTTTTTCATTAAATAAATAATATTCAACAAATTCATCAACAACTGTCAACATGTTAGGACCTGCACCCTCAGGTCTTTTTTTTCTAACTTCTCTTATTTTTTTGATCTTTCTAGGATCAATGTATTTTAATTCCGTAATACCGTTTTTTGGGTTATCTCTGTCTATAATCTTTTGAAAGTAAATTCTTCCGTCAACATACCATCTTCTAAAAAGGTCATGTCCCTTTGTGTTAAAGTTCATCAACCTTAAACACTCTTTAAACTCATCTTCAACTCTACGTCTAACTTCAGTACCATAAGGTAGATTGCTGATGTTTACACGTACAGCATCCTTTAACTCGTTAGACACTACTGCTTCGTTGATGATGTCCTCAATTGCCATATCACACTCGGGGTGTAAGGCAATTTCTCTATATCTTCTAATTAAATCCGCTTCACTTTTAGCAGTACCCTCCATATCAAGGTACTGACCAAAATAACCACCAGCGGCGACGGTTTGTGTACCGTCATCCGCTTGTGTTGTTGTAAAGCTTTGTTTTGGATCGATCTCTTTTTTAGATCGTGTAATAGAAAATCCAAATAATTCAGCCATAACTAATTTCTCCTATTAATACTTATCCAACTATTAAGTAGTTGTTCTTGTTTCAAAGTATTGATATTCAAATGTAACTTCAAATGTTTCTATCTCATCTGTTGTATCGTAACTTAACCCAATCGCACCTATATCCGTAGGGAATAATCCTCTAAGTGTATATGGTTTAATTGTGTTACCGTTTCTGTCTAAATGATCCACAAAAGCGTCAACTTGATAGTCTGCTGGATTTGTTAATCCCTCATTATCTGTCATGTTGTTGATACCGTTCTGCCATCTTTCGAAAGCATCCCTTAATCTAAAGTTTGTGTCATTATAACATGTTACGGACCAACTTGCAATAGTTCTATCGCCTGCGATTTTGATTGGTCTACCTCTGAAATTTACAGGTATTGTACCAATACTCATAGCAGGAATAGATGTTGCTTTTGCTAAGAAAGCCAGTTCTTCTATTTCTCCACCTAACTGTGCGTAACCAGGAAAAGGCATTGTAACCTTAAATTGGTTGGCTCTAGCGCCACCGCCAGCTAGTTTAGCTTTGAAATCATTAATGTTTGCCATTTTATTTCTCCTCTAATCCTTAACCAGCGACTTCTTCGAAAGCCACACCAGTTCTTGTTGCAACGAATTTTAATGTGATAAAGTTAATACTTCTAGCAGGTTTTACAAAAATCTCCGCTAAAAATTCATTTCTATCAATTACTTCGCCTGTGTTGTTAGTTTCATCACACACTACTAAAAAGTCTGTGATACCACGTCTACCTTGTACTTCTCTTAGGAAAGGTTCTACAATGTTTCTAAAGTTTGCTCTTGTAAATTCATCATTGAACTCAAAAAGTTGAAACTTAGAAGCAGTAGCAATTGCCTTTTCTAAAACGATAAACAATCTTCTTACATTTATTCTGTCAAATGCTGAAGGAGCTGAAAGACCTGTTTTGTCTCCAAATAGTACTGTACCTTGACCAGGCATAGTTACTACAGGATTTATTCTAGCAGGATACAATTCATCTCTTTGTGCTTTTGATGGATTGAACGCAAGTTTGACAGCACCTCTGACAATACCTCTGTTTAGTCCAGCAGGTGAGAACCAACTGTCTGCAATTAAATCAGTTCTTGCAGCTAAACCAGCGATATCACCATTTAATGGTACATATCTGTAAACGTCATTATATCTGTCGTACATATATTTGTAACCAGAATCAAATACAACATATGAACTTGATCTGATCGTGTTAAAGAAAGCTTTAACATTGGATGCCTGAGTTGTTGAGTTTGCAACATTCACAACATCTGATCTTTCTGGTGAAGCAAATACAACAGCGTCTTTTCTATCTTCAGCAACTGTGATTAGGTTATCAATGTGAGTAGCGTCGCCTTTACCTGCAATGATTAAACCAACGTCAACTGTTTCTGTATCTGAAAACTTCTCGTAAGCAGTTTTTAGTTGAGCAGTTGTAGCGGCTGTACCGTTTGCACCGGCAGACATACTTTCATTTGTTGGTGTATTAACAGCTGTAAATGTTATACCTGCAGCTGCAGTACCCCAGTTTGTACCACCTGAGTTGTGATCCATCCAATAAATGTAATTTGATTTATTGTAAATTACATCTGGATAATAGTTGTTATCGCCTTGTGGTGATTTTGCGTCTGAAGCTTTTGATAACTTAGAAAAAGTTTCAATTACTTCGCCAGGAGTACCTGAAATTCCACCATCTTCGTCAACGACTACAACGTGTATTTCATCATTTACTCCGCTTCTCTCTGAAGCCCATGTTGAAGTTCCTGGTGCACCATCGACTAAGTCGTAATACTTCCATCTTCTTCTTACTTGTGAACCGTTTGCAATAGCAGTATGTAAACCACCTGAACCGGTATCTTTTCTTACAAACGTAATGTTGTTTGAATCTACAACTGTAATTCTGTATTGATGACCACCAACTTCAGCAAAGTTAATGATGTCGCCAACGTTAAAACCTGTTCCACTTGTAAGTGTTAAAGTTGTATCGCCAACAGCAGTTGAAGCGTCATTTACAGTTGTCTTATTTACTTCTTCGTATGCAGTAGCACTTGGACAAGTTGAAACTAATAAATTGTTTCCCCATGCTCCGCCTGTTCTAGCTGCAAAATTACCAACAGCACCTTGACCTGCTGAGTAATTGTTTTGATAATCTTCGGTATTCTCAATTAAAATACCAGTTCCACCGGTACTTGCATTGACTAAACCTGTTTGGGTTGCTCGTACAACTCTTAGTGCGTTAGAGTATGATAGGAAGTTTGCAGCCGAAAAAAAAGTTTCAAAGTTACTTGAATCTGGTTTTCCGAATGTAGCGACCAACTCTTGTTCACTAGAGATTGATATTACCTCATCAACTGGACCTTGTCTGAACTCGCCAGCAAAAGCGCCTATTGATGTCGATACTGCAGGAATGATTCTTGTTAAATCTCTTTCCTGTACGAGAACGCCTGGTGATACTTGAAATGCCATAGGTTTTCTCCTCTATTTTTAAATTAGCTAATTATCTACCTCAAATATTCGTATTATTCATACGCCCATATTTAAAATTGTTTTCATTGATATTTATAATAACCTGGAACCCTAATGTCCTTTTCTTACGACAGGATGCCAAACTGTACCATATTCATCAATAATTTCCTTTTCTTCATCCGGTGTACCATCATCTACAAAACCAAAAGGAGCCATATCCTGTTCTATCAAATTTTGCTGTTCTTCATATAATAGACTTCTTATATTACTATTAGATAACTCTTTAAAGTACTGCTGGTTCGTCAACCAAGCAAATATGACTAAACACATCATAAGATCATCATTACACCCGTCCTCAGCGCTCCATGAGTTTCCACGCCTACTAAATGTTGACATTTCTTCTATGATCTGAAAGTCATTTATGATAGTTTTATCTGCTTCGACAAGTGTCTTAATACTAGCACACCCAATTTTCTTAATCTGTTTTGTCATACGAACACCTAATGATGTACCTCTACCACTAAACATTGCACCTAATATTTGACCAGCTCTTCCTCTTTGTGTTGTCATTAAGATATTATCATATTCTAATTCCATGTGTAACGTATCAGCGATTTGCTGTCCTAAATCATTGACTTCACAAAGTACATGTGCGTGATTATAACCTTTACAAACTTGTTCTATTATACTAGGAAAAACATGAGGTTTTATTTCATTATTTTTATATGTGCAAACTACTTCGTATGGTATTTTTGTACAA